CGGAGCATCTGCCGTCAGCCGCTATACCTCACGATTCTACCTGTGACTTTCTGCCAATACCCGTCCCAGTAATCCCTAGACGACAGCCTGCCTTGCAGCTGGTGCAGCATTTTGCCCTCTCCGATATAGACCGCAACGTGATTCAAGCCGCGACACCCGTCTAGACGCATAAATAAAAGATCCCCTTTTTCTGGTTCAGCAAAGTCCGTATCGACAAAGCCCGTGTCTGCAAAACAGTTTTCAAACATTGGAGACTGGCGAAACAGCTCTGAACTGGCAGGCCGCTGCCAATCACGCAACTTGATCCCACGAGTTTGCTTGTACCAGTCACGAACAAGCGTCCAACAATCGGATACGCCCCACACCCACTCCCGGCCCACCAAAGGCGCTTCGTAGCCAGATGGCTTGATGCTGCACCAACGCTCGTTTAGCAAGCTGACAATGTGCCAAGGCAGACCGAACTGTTCGCACGCCATCTTGTCCGCTTCGCTAGGGACCGCAGGTGTTTCAGGGTGGCTATGGACGATGGCAAGAATCGTTCCAGCGTCCTCAGCATCTGCGTAGTCCAGTGGGTCAAGGATGAAAAAGTCGTCCTCTGTTGAGATGTTTTTGCAAGGCCAGTACCGCTGACGGCCTTTGACAACAACCAACAAGCCGCAAGCCTCACGCGGCGCATCTTCTTTTGCGTGCTGGAGCGCGGCCTCTCGCCAGTCGTTCATGCAGTGTTTCCGCCAACGCTGGGGAACGATCCAAACGGCAACGCACCAGAACCAAACCGCAGCTTGCAATCATCCAAGGTTTTACCGCATTGCCCAGCAACGTCAGGCGGATACGACACTCCCTCGGTTACGTTTCGGACCACTCCTGGTTCATCACTTGTATTGAACCCTGAAGCCCAGACAATGTTTGAGCCATCCGCGTCTGAAACGACGAGGTTGCCATCGTCCTGAAGCCGTAGCCGTTTCCCTGAATGGGTGGACGTAACTGTTAGATAAATGCCTGCTGTGGTAAACGATCCGGCAGCAGGGTGGTTTGTTTTGAAAGGGTTGCCGCTGCTTACTGAGGTAACGGCCTCAAAAGTTTCACCATCACTAAACAGTCCCGTTGAAGAGTTAAAAGCCACTGAATTGAACAAGTTCCAGGCTCGCGCTTGCCCCGAATAATGGTCAGCAGGCAAGTTGCTAGCTTCGAGCGTAAAAGTAACTGTGATGGTGCGAGTGCCTAGCTCATCACTGGTGTGGCTAAAAGTTTTTTGTGCTGTTGTCGTAGTCCCCACTTGTCCTTCGCTAGGCGAGCTTCCAACAAGTTCGTAGCCCAACGCACCAGAGCGCCCTATGTAAATGTCGGACGGTAGAAACTGAGCCTTGCTGTCTACGGTGTATAGGCTCGCGCCAGAGGCTGCACCAACTTTGTGTGTTTGCGTGCCCCAAACAACAGAACCGCCTGCGTAGTCGTTGCGAGCTACAGCCTTGTCGTAGATGACAAGGTTGCCATCGTTTTGCATCCTGAGTTCATAGTTGCCGACACCGCGAGCGGTTCTTGTAGCCCACACATCAGTGTCTGATGAAGGCGCGGGCTTTGCATACGTAACAAAGTTTCCGTCAGGCTGCATCTTGGCCATCCAAAACCCGTTGGATGAAATCAGTGCTTCTCCGTTGTTAAGGCTGTTTCCAGCTGACAGGATGTTTGCACCAGAAGTGAACGTGTAGTTAGTTGCAGTCTCTATGGTGATTGTTTGTCCGACTGGCGTAAAATCTGCTGTTCCTGAATAGCCGCACTCTTTGCCCTTGTATTTCCATTGGCAAAGGTTTTGCATGACAAGTCGCCTTGGCGCTCTTGCGTTTGCAAGGTCAAGCGACGACACCATCTCAAACTCAACCAGATCTCGCGTTTCAGTGATCTTGCGGTCGATGTAATAGACCTCTTTCGGCATCTGTGCTGCTTCGTCTGTACTGGGGTTGCCATACGGATTGACTCCGTTCTCCCAGTTGCGGCCATCAAGAAAACGGCTCAACGTCCGAATCCTTGTAACCTGCGCTCCATTCAAATCGTTGCCTGGCGTTATTGCGTTTACGCCAAGCAGCAACTGCGTGATGTTGCTGTTGAGGTTGGCAATACGAATCGTGGGGCGAGGCAATCCCCCATCCCCCTTGTACTCAAAGCCTTCCGCCTCAATCGGTAACGGCAAATAGTAATGCCCGTTCCAGTACAACGAGTAAGCGCTGACAATATCGTCGTCATTGGTCGGCTCGGTTGTCTTACGGTTGCGTCCAGCGTGAAAGTAGTACGTTTCATCCGTACCGTGCATTTTCTCGAACGTTTGCAGCTCAAATAGCTCGATAATTGCAAAAGGGCCGGAGTTAAGAAGCTCCTCGTAAACGTTGCCTTCACTCATGGCTCAATAACTTGCTGGAACGTTGCAGTGATCGTTGCTCTGTTCAAATACGGTATGGACTTCGACCAGTCTTGGCAAATCCACTTATAAGTCTCCGTTTCATCCGGTGGCGACCAATCAAAGTGTTCCGCTCCACCGCGAGCTTCAAGGAAGGTTTCGATGGTGTCGGCATCAGTCTCTGACACCTCAAACTTCAGGCTCCACACCTTGAGGTCGGTGTTCAGCCCGAAACGCAGGCGCTGGCTATAGCCGTCACCAAACTGGACGTTTCGCACAGTCGGCTGACTGCGTTTGCTGGCCCCGTAAGTCGGGTTGATCGAAGGGAAAGTAGCCATCAGCGTGTAAGCAGACCACCAGGCCGCTTCTGTTTAATCAATTCTGCCTGCACTGCCTGACCAATCAAGCGG